GCGGAGATATGAGGCTGAAGCCATAAGGCTGTTGTTGAAAAGTTGAAACGGGCGTTAAAACTCGTTGAAAACTTTGGCAGCAGGGTATTTAAATGCCGGGTTACAGAAAATTTAAAACCGGCATTAAACAGAACAAGAAAACCATGAAAGCAGCGGGGTGATTCGTCCCCCGCCCGTGGCCATGGCGGGCATAGAGGGGTAAAAACCGGGCGGAAACGGCCGGATGGCGAAGCATGCCCGGTGAAAATCCGCCCCTCTTGCCCGCCGCGCTGCGGAATACCGTTTAATTTCCCCTGTATACCATTTAAAACCGCTCAAAAGCTCCGGGCCGTGCAGACGGATACCTGGGGGCTTTTTTGCGTTACAGGCGAAATTTGGAGCCGTGCAGGAACCAGGAAGGAGATGCGTGGAATGAAACGTACTCAACAGAGCAGCGTAGACGCCCTTTTAAAAGCTGTCGAGGCAGCAAAAACGGAAAACCAGTACAACATTTTTAAGGATTTAAAGATGCTGCTGGAAGCGTACCCCAAAACGAGCAAGCGAGATTACCTGGCGCTGATCCGCGCACTGATGGACAAATACAGCGCAGGCGTCGGCGCAGAAATCAATGACGCTCTGATAAAGAAATGCATTGCTGGCGACGTCGAAGCGATTCGGCTATACAAGGACCTGCAAAAAGAGGATCAGACGGCCGGCGAGGAGGTACAGATCATTGACGACATCAAAATTAAGTGAATGCATGTCCCCCGCGTTCTACGAGCTGCACACGCAGATCAAGACACAGCGGCCACATACCGTCGTATGCAAGGGCGGCCGCGGCAGTACAAAATCCAGTTTCATGAGCGTGGAGTTCATCCTGTTCCTTCTGCAGCATCCGCAATGTCATGGCGTGGTGCTGCGCAAAATTGCCAATACACTGCGCAACAGTGTGTACGCGCAGATCCAGTGGGCCATCGGCGCGCTGGGGCTGCAGAACAAGTTCCGGTGTACGGTGTCCCCCATGGAGATCACTTACCTGCCCACGGGCCAGAAGATCCTTTTCTTCGGCCTAGACAAGCCGGAAAAGCTCAAATCCATCAAGCTGCCGTTCGGGTACATCGGCCTGGACTGGTTTGAAGAAGCTGACCAGTTCGCCGGCGAAGCGGAGATCCGCAACGTCAAGCAGTCCACGCTGCGCGGCGGCGAGTTCGCCATGACGTTTCTGTCGTTCAACCCTCCGGCCGCGGCGCGCAACTGGGCAAACCGGTATGCACTGGAGCCGGAGCCGGGCAAGATCGTACACCACAGTACATATCTTACCACACCGCGGGACTGGTTGGGCCAGCGATTTTTTGATGACGCGGAATTTTTGAAGAAAACGAAGCCCACCTCTTACCGTCATGAGTATCTCGGCGAGGCCGTGGGCAACGGTACGCAGGTTTTCGACAACATCCGGTTGGAATCCATCACAAAGGCGCAGATCAACTCTTTCAACGAGATCACCTCGGGCGTGGACTGGGGCTGGTACCCGGACCCGTGGGCATTCAACCGCATGTCCTACGACGCCGCCCGCCGCACGCTGTACATCTTCGATGAGCTCACCCGGCGAAAGCTCAACAATTTTGAGACCGCGCGCCTGGTCCAGTCCCGCATTCCGGAGGGTGAGGATGTCATCGCCGATTCTGCGGAGAAAAAGAGCTGTGCGGACTACCGCGACTGCGGCATCCGGTGTTTTGAAGCCAATAAAGGGCCCGGCAGCGTAAACCAGTCCATGAAGTGGCTGCAGGGGCTTTCCGCCATCGTCATCGACCCGGGAAAATGCCCGGATACGGCCAGAGAGTTCAGCGAATACGAATACGCGGTGGCGAAGGACGGCGAGGTCATGCCCGGCTATGTGGACGCGGACAACCACCACATAGACGCGGCGCGATACGGCACAAACCGCATCTGGACACGGAGGGGCGCGTGATGGGGCAGCTACGCGACTGGCTTGTGGGCAGGTACCTGCCCAGCTGGGCCGTGCAGACGCTCCTGGAAGAAAACAGACGGCTGCGCAGTCAGGCCGAGGAGCTGCGGCGGGAATACCGGACGCTACGGGCGTATACGGACGGTCTGGAGCATGCCCTCCGGCACGGCATGCATGTTGAGGTAAATGTAGAGGGAGGTGGTGCATATGCTGATCGAAGCACTGAAAGCACTGACGGATAACAGCGTCGTAAATACGGCGCAAGGCTTCGGTTCGCCGGACGTCACCACGTCCGCCATGAATGCCGCCATCAAGGAATGGTTCGCAGCCTACTTCCGGCAGGAGGCCGGGAATAAGAAAGACCCGTGTACGCGGATTGCGTATACCATCGTACATAAGCTGGACAAGGGTGTTTTCGCTGAGTACAAATCGGATATCCTGGACAAAGAGAAAACGGACAAAGGCGCATGGATGGACGCCAACCTCTCTCGATTGGATCTCGCAAAAAGCGATATCATGCAATGGATGCTGGTGGGCGGCGAAGTGTATGTCAAGCCGGTGCCCAGGACTGGCCCGGATGGGAAAACAGTGTTCCACCCTCAGCCCATCCGGCGAAACAGGGCGGTCATCCTGGCACGGGACGGCGACGGTCGGATCACGAGCATCGGCACGGCGGAAGAATCCACCAGCGGCGGGAAAAATTACACGCTGTTGGAAAAGCGCACCGTGGATGCGGCAGGCTATCTCACCATTGAGAACAAGCTGTTTGAAGCATCCGACCGCCATTCGCTCGGGACCCGCGTGCCGCTTGCGCGTCTGGCGCAGTACGAAGCGCTGCCCGACCGGTACACCTACGCCCGGGCCGTGGGGAATCTCGGACTTGCAGTGCTGCGCGTACCGCTGGTGAACTGTGTGGACGGCAGCGCGGACGCCGTGAGTATTTACGAGCCGGCCATGCAGGTCATCAAAAACATAGACCACATGGAATACCTGCACGGCAAGGAGTTCGAGCTTGGCCGCCACCGGATCGTGGCGCCAGGTGAGATGCTGCGCAGCGGCCCCGATGGTGAACGGCGGCTTGAGGACAGCGTGTTCGAGAACATCGGACCGGCATTCACCAATGACCAGCAGCGCGCCGGGCTCACCGTGTTCAGCCCACAGCTTCGACAGGAGGCATACGAAGCCCGGTCGCAGGAATATCTGCGGACCATCGAGAATCTGATCGGGCTCAAGCGCGGCCTGCTGAGCGACGCTCAGGAGGTGGAAAAAACAGCGTTTGAGATCGCCAGCACGGCCGGAGACTACAACCTCAGCCTGCAGGACCTGCAGAGCGTCTGGTTCGACGGGGTGCGGGAGTATCTGCGCATCTGTGATATCCTCGGACAGATGTACCGGTACTGTGACCAGAGCGCCTGGGATGTAACGGAGCAGCTGGCAATTACCTGGGGCAACGGCGTGCTGTACGATCCGGATAAGGAATGGCAGCAGGAATGTGAGCTGGTACGCATGGGATATCTGCGGCCGGAGATCGCTCTCGGCCACCGGTACGATATGCCGTGTGAGAACGAGGAAGACTGGGAGAAGATCCGCGCGAAGTACATGCCGGACGCCAATGGAACGCTGAACGAGGTGGAAAGGCTGCGGTGAGTGAATGTATGACGATGAAAGACTTGAGGAACTGCGCAAGAGAGCCGCCGCGATAGCGGAGCCGATTTGGGAGACACTGCTGCGGGACATTGTGCGGCGTGTGCGCGGCGCCGGCGGCATCACATCCACGGCGGAATACCAGATCTACCGGGCCGAGCAGCTTGGCTTCGCTGAAAAGGCCATCAAGGCGGCGCTTGCCGAGCAGCTGAAAATTTCGGACGCTGCCATCGACATGCTGTTCGAGGAGCTGCGGGACGAAACGGTCCGGTTCGAGGAAAACGCGGAGCTGCGCCAGCTGGTGGAAGCCTACGGCGCGGTATCGAAAAAAGCAGCTGCCGCGGACTATGAGGGGCTGTGGGCGCCTGGACCGGACGGCAAGCTGTACACGGTGAAAGAAGCCTATGGCAAGATCATGGATTTTGCGTGGATGCAGACCGCCACGGGCACATATGACTTTCAGACTGCAGTGCGGGAAGCTACCAAAAAGCTGCTGGAACGGGGCCTGCGCGTCATTCCCGGCAAGGATGGGCGGAGCTATCGTCTTGAATATGCGGTGCGCAGCTACATCACGAACCGCATGGGCGAGATGTTCAACGCTGTGAATCAGATGAACTACGACGCAATCGGCGCAGACGGCTGGGAGATCAGCGCGCATCCTGCCCCGGCTCCCGACCACGCGCCTTACCAAGGCCGCCAATATTCGAAAGAGGAATACGACCGCATCAACAACAGCCTGGCCCGAAAGTTCGGCTGGTGGAACTGCCGTCATCTTGTGTATCCCGTCCGGCTGGGCGTCAGCCCGCGTGCATACAGCGATGAGCAGCTGCAGAAGTATCTGGATGACAATGAAAAGGGCGTCTGGTACAATGGGCAGCACTACACGCTGAGCGAGGCCAGGGACCGCAAGCGCCAGCTGGAGAGCCTGATCAGCCAGACAAAATACGACATCCTCGCAGCCGAGGGCGATGACCAGCTGCTGAAGGAACGCCAGATCCGGCTGCAGAACCAGCGGCGGGAATACGAGCGTTTTTGCCGTGAGACCGGGCAGGATCCGGAGAACTGGCGGACCATGGTGGCGACCTTCGGGCGCAGTGAGGCCAGCAAGGCCGCGTGGGCGGCCAGAATGCTGGGACTGCGCGGCCGTGCATCCGGCAAAACGGGCGGAGCAGATACAGACGGCGCTCCAATGCGCGCAGGACATGTGGACTTTTCCAATCGTGAACAGGTCTCATCCACCCTTGCAAAATGGCGGCAGGATCTGGAGCCGTTGGACCATGAGGAAGACGTCTCCATTACAACAGACGGTACGATCTGGCATACGGTGGGAGGCAAACGCCGGGTACACCCGGAAAACATCCAGCTGCAGCAGGGCGTTTCCCTACAGGGGTCGTATTCGTACCACAACCACCCGCCGAAAGAGACATACTGCAGCTTCAGCGCGGATGATGTTGATTTCTTCTTCCGCTACGGTGTACAATATCAGCAGGCGTCGGACGATATTTACGAGTACACGATGGAGCGCACGCCGGACACTGTAGCGCCGGAAGATGCTGCGGCGGAGTTTGATAGGATATATGCTTCAGAAGCCTGTGCTCGTGCCTTTGAGGATGAAAATTGGGACATCGACGAAAATGGTTATGATCTCGTTCTGCAGCAGCTGGCAGAACTGTACAATTTCAAATATGAGCGGCGGCGGAAAGGGTGAACAATATGACTGACGAGGAACGGCACAGAGCATACCAGGCTGAGGCGGGTCCTGTTCTGGAAGAGTATTTCAAAAAACTGGAAGATTGCAGGGAACGCCACAAAAACGACGACACGCCGCACGGCCGGGACGACGGCCCCGGTACGGAAGAGTGGAATGCAATCAACCGGGAAATGCTTGACAAATTGCGTGAGCTACGCCGCAAATATGCGCCGCCCTCAAAACCACTGGAATAGAACGTTATCAAAATATGGTATAGAGGGACCCATCCGTGGGTCCCTTTTACAATGCCCTTTAAAGCACCTGTAGCCGGTGTTTTAAGGGCATTTTTAAATGCATATACCGCCGGCCCGGCGGACAACAAAACGGGCGCCGCAGTACCGGGACTGGCCGGATAAAAAGGACAGCGGCTGACGAACATCCACCCATCATACGAAAGGAGCAAAAAGACATGACGTTTGACTGGCTGAAAACCCTCCTCGGGGACGCATACACCGAGGACATCGACAAGACCGTCGCCACAGAGATCGGCAAACGCTTCACGGCGAAGGCCGATTTCGAGGCCAAGTCCACGGAGCTAAAGAACGCGAAAGCCCAGCTGGCGGAGGCCAACAAGACCATCGAGGGCCTGCAGGCTGCAGACAAGGATATCGAGGCCGTGCGCAAGGAGGCTGCGGAATACAAGGCCAAGGCTGAGCAGGCGGAAAAAGACGCCGCTGCGCAGCTGGAGGCGTATAAGTTCGATACCTGGTTCGATGGCCTCGTATCGCAGAACCACGGCCGTGACGGCGCGGTGATCCGCACGCTGGCGGGCACGGAGCGTATGGACGCTTTGCGCAAGAGCCAGAACCGGGACGCAGACGGCAAGGCCCTGTTTAACGATCTGCTGAAGAACAGCGCCTACGCATTCGAGGACCAGACGCCGCCTCCGCCTCCCTATGCCGGAGGCACAGGCTCCGCTTCCGCTGCGGCGGACGACGCTGCCATGCGCGCGGCCATGGGCCTGCCCGCAGAGAAGAAATAACGTTGAGAAAGAGAGGAAAAAACAATGGCCAATCTCATTGAACTCGCAAAATCCTACGTCCCCATGCTGGACGAAGTGTACAAGCTGGCGTCCTGTACGTCCGACCTGGACGGCGCGCCGGAGCTCGCGCGCCAGGGCGCCAACGCCAACGAGCTCATCATCCCCATGCTGGAGATGGACGGCCTGGCCGATTACGACCGCAACGGCGGATACGTGGCTGGCGACGTCAAGATGGAGAACCGGACCGTGCAGTGCAATTTCGACCGCGGCCGTATGTTCACCGTGGATACGATGGACAATGCCGAGACCGCGGGCCTCGCTTTTGGCCGCCTGGCCGCGGAGTTCATCCGCACGAAGGTCGTGCCGGAGCTGGACGCCTTCCGCTTCGCCTGCTATGCTGGCAAGCCCGGCATCAGTTCCGCGGAGGCCACGCTCTCCAGCGGCGCGGACGTGATCGCGGCCATCAGCGCCGCCGTGACCGAGATGGACGAAAATGAGGTGCCGTCCGACCAGCGCCACCTGCGCATCACCTCCACGCTGCTGCGCGCCATCAAAGACATGGACAGCTACAAATCCAGAGAAGTTCTGGAGAGCTTTGCGTCCGTCAAGCCTGTGCCCCAGCGCCGATTCTACACCGCCATCGAGCAGTTGAGCGGTAAAGACGGCGAAAAGGCCGGCGGCTTCCGGAAGTACGGCAAGCACTACGTCAAGTGCGCGCAGGGCGATACCGGCGCTCTGGAGGTCATCCTGGATTCCGGCAGTGTGTCCGGCGCACAGATCAAGGCAGCCGATGTCACGCCCGTTGCCGATCCGGCATACAAGCCCTCCGCCGGCGACTATGTCAAGGCTGTGGCCGGCGCGGAGATCAACTTCATGATTCTCCATACTCCGGCGCTTATCCAGTTCCAGAAGCATGTGGCGCCGAAGATCATTTCCCCGGAGCAGAACCAGACCGGGGACGCCTGGAAGTACGGGTACCGCAACGTCGGCATCGCGGACGTCTACGCAAATAAACTCGCCGGTGTGTTCTGCCATCATAAGGCCGCCGGCGTCTGAGAAAGGAGACCATCATGGGCAAATTGATCGGTAAAACATACGCAGCCCCGGCCCCTGCGGCCGTGGCGCCCGCTGCGGCTGTGCAGCCGTCCGCTGTGTTCGCCTGCCCGCACTGCGGCAAGGAGTACAAAACGGAAAAGGGCCTGGCGGACCATATCGCCAAAGAACACGCCGACGCACCGGTGCCGGGCGAGGAATAACGGAGGGAGGCGGCCGGTATGGTCTATGCGAACTGGGATTTCTACAACCGGACGTGGCATGGCAGCATGACTGCCCAGGAGTTCGAGCGCTGGAGCTCCCGGTCAAGCCTGGAGATCGACCGGGCCACACAGGGCCGTGCCGCAGCCGCGCCGGAGTCCATGCGGGACGCGCTGGCGCTGTGCTGCTGCGAGCTGGCGGATACCATGCTGCAGCAGGATGAGGCCGTCCTCGCCACCAAAGGCGGGGCTGTGGCCGGCGAGAGCGTGGATGGGTACAGCGTGACCTATCGCGGTAGCACAGAGAACAGCAGCCTTCAGGACGCGGCGGACGCCGCCCGGCTGCACATCTGCCGCAAATACCTGTGCCGGCCCGTCAATCTCCTGTATACGGGGGTGCAGCCGTGAACGGCGTTAAAAACGCAGACTGTACCCTGTTCCACAAAGCGTGGGACGAAGCTGCGCGGCGGGACGTCTGGAGCTGTACGCAGTTTCCGGGTGTGAGCTGGTACTCGAAAAAAGGCGCTCAGCCCGGTACGGCCGGAGAGACCGCCAGCGATACGCTGACCGTGCGCATCTTTACCCGGGACGCCATTGCCGTGGATGTAGGCGACATGATCGCCCCAGGCCTTGTGTCCGCTGCAGTCACGAGTTCTGCGGATGTGCTGAAAATGTTCCCGGACAGTTTTAAAGTCCTGCGCATCCGGGACAACCGGCGCGGCAGCCTGCAGATGCAGCACTGGCGGATCGAGGGCGAATAACATGGCTTTGCTGACCATCACCACGCCGCGCGGCAGTGTTACGCAGATCAAAAACGGGAACGGCGCCGTCACCGCACGGCTGCAATGGGACCCGGCATTCGGGGCTCGGCACACCCAGAGTTTTCTCCGTACACAGGCCTTTATCGACTCTGAAGTCCTCCGCCTCATGTCCCCATATACTCCGCTCCAGACTTCCATGCTCATTAAGAGCGCCACGCTTGGTACTGTTATCGGCTCGGGTAAGATCAAGCAGATCGCACCCTATGCCGCCTGGCAGTATTACCGTACAGATATCACACGCAAATACGACCCGCGCCGTGGTGCGTACTGGTTCGAGCGCATGAAAACTGACCATCGGACCTACATCCTCAAAGGCGCGGCTGAGAAAGCAGGTGCGAAATACAATGAATGAGACCATCATCGGGGCGCTGCAGGAATACCTGGATCAGTGCCCGCTGCTGGAGGGGCGGAGGCTGAATGTGGACTATCTCACACGCAGGCCGCTGACCTACATGATCAGCCCGTCCCCTGTGGACAGCCTGGTCAGGCAGTACCACGGCGGCAGCGCCATGCGCCAGTTCGTGTTCGTTCTGGCCAGCAGCAATCTTTACGGCGAGGACGTCCTGACAAATATTTCGAACAGCGGTTTTTTCGAGCGTCTGGAGGACTGGATGCGCGTGCAGACAAAACGCCGCGCCCTGCCGAAGCTGCCGGGCAGCCGCATGGCTCAGAAGCTCGAAGCCATATCCACAGGGTACCTGTACAACGCAACAGCAACCGAGGCACACTACCAGATCCAGTGCCGCCTCACATATTACCAGAAGGGAGAGCACTAAATCTATGAAACTTTCGGAACTCATGGCGGGCATCACGCCTGTACCCGAGTATGAAGGGCCTGTGTCGGCAGACGACTATGTCCTCGCCATCGGCCTTGAAGGTACGGAGACAAAGCCGGACGACTATCTGGTCGCTCAGGAAGGCATCACGGAGCATTCCGGCGCGCTGAGCGCCGTGACCAACGACGTCACATACATCCGCAGCGGCCCGCAGAACGTCAAGACAGGGACCACCCGCACCATCAATCTCACAGGTGACCGGTACGCGGGCGATGCGTTCCAGGATGCGCTGCTGGCGCACAAAATCAAGTATGGCACCGGGAAAACCGTGATCAAGCCATATGTGTATTTCTGCATGCTGACCGGCAAAGGCGAACAGGGCCTCATTTCCATCGTCATCGACGAAGACCCGTCCGGCGCCGCCGGCAGCAACGCGGGCATCAAAGCCACGCTGACCGCCAAAGGCACGCCTGCTGAATATACCTACAGCAAATCCCCTTGACAGGGGGCTCCGGCTACAGCGCCCCTGCTGAAATGTTCAGTGGGGGCGCTGCTGCCGCGCTGAGCATGGAAGAAAATGCCGATGCGAATATGCCGGAGCCCCGGACGGAGAAAAAGAAAGTGAGGAAAACTGCAGATGATGAAGTTGCGGGGCCATGAGTTTGATTTTGACATTTCCTGCCCGGAGGACCTGGAACGGTATCTCCGTTGCAGTGAAGAGATGACGCAAAAGGCGGCGTCTGCGCCGCCCATGCCTGCGGATATGACGTATCCGTACGGGCTCAGAGCATACACGGACTGGATGGCGGCATACGTCAGGCTGCTCACAGACTGGATCGACGGAATATTCGGGGACGGCGCCTGCAACAAGTTGCTCGGCCCCAAGACCAGTCTTTCCAATGTGATATCGCTGTGTGATGAGATCGGAGAAGCGGCTGTGCAGCAAGGCAATGCCGTCGGCCTGCAGATCAAGAAATATATGCCGAACCGCGCCACACGCAGAAAGGCGGACGGAAAGAAATGAATATCCTGCTGGACGGCGGCCTGCCGGAGGAAATCGGCGGGTATCCCATCTATCCGGATTTTCGGAATATGATCCAGTTCGAGCGGGCGCTGGCAGATGAAAAGCTGCCGGACGCAGCCAAGGTCTACGCCGGGTTTCAGCTCCTGTTCGAGAAGATCCCTCCGGATTTTGACGACGCTGTTCAAAAGCTGTTCTGGTTCTACTGCGGCGGAGCCGATGAGACGGAGGCAGAAAAACGCAAACGCGAGGCCATGGTGCATGCGCCGCGGGCCTATGATTTCGATAAGGATGCGGCGCTGATCTATTCGGCGTTCCGCACGACATACAACATCGACCTTGCCACGGTCGATTTTCTACACTGGTGGGAGTTTCGCGCCCTGCTGTTTTCACTGCCGGACACAACGCCCATGGGCAAGATCATCTATTACCGCACGGTGGATATCTCAGAGATCAAGGACCGTGCGATGAAAAAAGCCGTGCAGAAGCAAAAAGACCATTGGAAGCTCGAACCTCTGATCGCGGCGAAAAAGCGCAGCCCCAGGGCGATGGAGCGGGATATGAAGGAACGGATGCGGCGGCGCTCTGAACAAATACACCGCGAAATGGAAGAGGCACGCAGGAAGGAAGCGAACTGACAGATGGCATATGACGGCACACTGGTTTTTGATACCGAACTGGACGCTAACGGTTTTCAGACCGGGGCTAACAAACTCAACAACCTTGTATCCGGCCTGGGGATCTTCAAACTCCTGGAAAAAGGGTTCCAGATGGTCGCCAATTCGGTAGACAAGGCCATGGGCCGTATCGACACCATGGAGCAGTTCTCCCGCGTTATGACGACCATGACCGGCGACGTTTCCGCCACGAATGAGGCGCTGGCGGAGACCACGGAGATCGTGTCCGGCACGGCCTACGGACTTGACTATGCGGCGCGGGCCGTTCAAAATTTCACGTCGCGTGGTATGGAGATATCCAAATCGACCGAGACCGTGCGGGCCTGGGGCGATGCCGTGGCGTTCTACGGCGACGGCTCCAACGCCGCTTTCGGTTCCGTCACGGACGCGCTCAGTAAGATGCAGACGAAAGGCAACGTCACCATGGAGCACATGGAGATGCTGCTGAACGCCGGCATCCCGGCCATCGAGATGTATGCGGACGCCATCGGCGTCACCGCTTCGGATGTTACGCAGATCATGAGCGACGGCGAGCTCTCGGCCATGGACTTCATCAACACGATGAACCTGGCCATGACCACTGGTACATCCCGGTTTCCGTCCTTGTCCGGCGCAGCCAAAGAGGCCGGCGCAAGCTGGGGCGCCACTTTCGATAATATGGGCGCTGCGATTACGCGCGGCGTCCAGTCCATTATCCTGTCTATTGATGATACGCAGGAGGCACTGAACAGGCCCACGATGCGCGACGCCATCAAAACCTTCGGCAGCCTGTTTGAAAAAGCCTTGAAGATGATTGCAGCGGTGCTTCCGCCTGTCATTGAGAATGTGGACATCCTTGCCATCTCCGTGGCCGGCCTCATGTTGGCCTACGGGAGCAACAAAGTCATGCAGGCGTTTACCCGCCAGCAGGAACTTGCTGCAGCTGCGGCGATTGCAGCAGATGCAGCAAACAAACTGCTCGTGCCTACGCTGGATAAGAAAGCGCTGGCGGAAGCCAGGGCGGCTGCTATGGCAAAGCTGGGCAAGGGTGCTACCGAAGAACAGATCGTGGCGGAGATGGCCAGCACCGGCATCATCACCGCGAAGACCTTTGCACTCGGCGGCATGTCCGCCGGGCTATCCCTCTCCACGGTTGCATCTACCCTGCTCACAGCCGCAACTACGGCGCTGAGCGTGGCCATCAAGGCGCTGCTGGGCCCTGTGGGACTCGTGATCGCCGCCGCGGCCCTGCTCGTCACAGGCATCGCCGCACTCATCAAATGGCTGACCAGGGATACCGAGGCGTTCAAACAGCAGTCGGAAGCTGTGGAGGAGCTGGCCGGCGCACAGGAAAATCTGCAGCAATCCACCAATTCCAGCGCCAAAAGCCACCAGGACAATGTGAAGTCCCTCAAGGCTGAAGCGGATGCATCCAAAAAACTGGCTGCACAGATCACGGAGCTGTCGAAAAAAGAAAACAAATCCGCAGCCGACAAGGCCCTGCTGAAGTCCTATGTGGAGCAGCTTAATGCGGAATATGACGGACTGAACCTTTCCTACAGTGAAGAGGGCGATTATCTCAACCTCAACACAGACCAGATGAACAAGTACATCGACGCCAAGATGGCCGTTGAGGAAAGCAACACCCTCATAGAGCGCCAGAATGAGCTGTACCAGGAAGAGGCCACGATTAAGCAGAAAGTACAGGAGCTGGATGAAAAACAGGCGGAGCTGGATGCTCAACTGGAAGCCAGAGCCCTCAAACAGAGCGAGTACAACGAGCTCATGGAACAGCTCAATGCTACCCGCGAGGCATATATGCTGCAGGAAGAGGACATCGGCAACCGCATCACTGAGGTGGAGACACAGATCGCCCAGACCGATACAGCTGCCGCTCAGAGCGTCATCGACAATGCCGAAGCCGTGGCTGCTGCCCAGGAGGCGGAGATGGAGCGGCGCTCCAACGCGCTCCAGTCCTACACGGACGCTGCCACCAACATGTTCGACAAGATCGAGACGAAGAGTGAGGTCAGCGTTTCCCAGATGATCGCCAACCTGCGGCACAATCAGGAAGCCCTGCAGCAATGGTCCGAAAATCTGGTCACACTTGCGGAGCGTGGTCTTGACCAGGGCCTGCTCCAGCAGCTGCGCGACGCAGGTCCCGAATCGGCTGCCACTGTGGCGGAGCTGGTCAGGGCTTCCGATGCGCAGCTCAGTGAGCTGAGCGAGGTTTTTGCCAATGGGTCTGAAGCTGCCACAAAAGCCCTCATGACGGAGCTGGGGCTGCCGGAGGTCACGAACTCCGGCTCGGATATGGTGGACGACATCGCGGCGGGCGTGGATAAGAACCAGGCGCTGGAGGACGCCACCCTGCAGCTCATCAAGGACACAAAGACTGCCGCGGAGAATCAGGTCAAGGCTTCGAATTTCCCGTCCATCGGCCAGCAGATGATCAACGGTATCATTTCCGGTATCAACGCCGGGACGTCCGGGCTTGTGAGCGCCATGGCTGACGCTGCGGCCGCTGCCTACAATGCCGCAAAACGGAAGCTGGATATCCGTTCTCCGTCCCATCTGTTTGAGAACATGATCGGCCTTATGACCATGAAAGGCTGGACAAAGGGCGTCAAGAAGGGCGAAGGCGGGCTCGTGGGTCAGATGAAGCATTCCGTCCAGGCTGCCATTGAGGCGGCCGGCGGTATCCTGTCGTTCGGCGCAAAGGCGTCTCAGGCTGTAGCCATGCTCCGCCAGGGCGTCATGATGAACAACCTGCAGCTTGCCACGGCCGGTGCGGCAGCGTCCGGCATGTCCGTCACCAATATTGGCGGCGCATCCAGCAGGACCTTTGTACAGAATATTTACAGCCATGACGCGCTCAGCCCGGCTGAGATGAGCACCGAAGCCATGGCAGCGATGGAAAGAGATGAATGGAGGCTTCCGTAAATGCTCACCTTTGAATATATCACGGCGAACAACGCTGTTTCCTTCAGCGAAGACAGTGATTTCTGGATTACGGGCATCGACGGCCTTTCCTCCAACGAGATCAACATCTCCGAGACGCAGGGCGTAAACCAGATCGGTTCCACCCGCTCGTCCCAGTCGGTACGGCCCAGGGACCTCACGGTCACGGGCGTATTGTTTGGAAACCTGAAAGAAAACAGGCGGACGCTGCTGTCCTGCGTGAGTCCAATGATCCCGGCACGTTTCTTCATCCATGAGGACGGCGAGAGCTGGTACCTGGAAGGTACGCCGAAACGCACGCCTGTCATGGAGGAGACCGCTGAGATACAGCAGTTCCAATTCATCCTTCACTGTCCGTACCCCTACTGGCGGACGGCGGATGACGCCAACACGCTCCTCGCCGGTATCAAGGCGTTGTTCAGATTTCCGTTTTACACTGGTGGGAAATGGTACATTTCAAAGTATGAGGCGAGCGCTTTCAAGCGCGTACTGAATGATGGTGACGTCGCCATCGACCTCACGGTCGAGCTGAAGGCCATGGCCCAGGTACAGGCCCCCGAGGTACTGCTGGTGGAGACCGGCTCGATGTTACGCATCACAAAGACTCTTCAGGCAGGAGAAAGCTTTACCATTTCCACCGTCTACGGTAGCAAGCGTGTGATCTACCGCCATGCGGACGGCGTGGAGGAAAATGGGTTCCGCTACCTGTCGCCGGATAGCGACATGAATATGCAGCTGCAGCCCGGCGTCAACACATTCCGATACGATGCGGCGGACAACCGGGAAGGGCTGCGCGTCAGTGTTTTGGCGCCCAGGGGGGTGAGGGCTGGTGTATAGCCTGTATGTGTACGATGAAGACCTCCTGCGCCAGGGCGTAGTGGAGGATATAGACTCTCTGCAGTGGCTGTCCCTGTATGCCGGAGCGGGCGAAGTTAAGCTCGTGTGTGCGGCCACAGACAAGAATCTGGACCTGCTCCGGCGTGGACGCAGGCTCTGGTGCACAGAACAGCCCGAAAGTGCTGTGATCGCCCAGATCGAAATATCCGACACGGGTGAAAAGGCCACCATGACCGTGCGGGCGCCACTTTCCACAAACCGCTGGGCGAGACGTGTGGCCATGTGGACAACGCTTGTAAAGAACGTTGAAACAGCTATGTACAAGCTTGTAAACGATAACCGGCGCGGGCTGCCGGGCGCTTCGGCCAAACCGATGGGGCTCACGCCCGTCACCGACAGCCAGACGTCCTGGGGCAGCGTGCTGGAATCTCTGGAAGAATTGGCTGAAGCCCATGGCCTGGGATTCCGCGAGACCTTTGACCCTGCTACCGGCGTGGAGATGTTCTGCGTATACCAGGGCACAGATCGGAGCAGCGAGGGCTCCGACGCCTTTGTCGGGTATCTTGGCGACGACATCGGAAACCTCGCTGACATCCGCATCGTGGATTCGGATGTCAACTGGAAGAATGTGGCGGTGGTCGGCGGGCAGGATCAGGGCGCGGACCGCAAGGTCGTGACCGTAACCCTGGGCAGCTGGGCCGGCGATGAGCGCCGGGAGTTATGGGTGGATGCAAAGGACATTTCCACCTCGTATCAAGTCGCCACGCCGACCGGAGAAGTGGATGAGGACGGAAACCCTGAATATTCGTACACCAAACACACCTACACAGACGCTGAGTACGAGGCGCTGCTCCGGGTGCGGGGCCTTGAAAAACTTGCTGAGAAGATAAAGAAGCTGGAGGTCACGGCAGACGCCAGGCAGGATCTCATGTACTACGGTGAGGATTACTTTCTCGGGGACGTCCTCCCGTTAAAACTCACCCGGTACGGTCTCCGGCTCGCGGCACGGCTGACCGGTGTGCGCACGATCTATGAGGCGTCGGGCCGCAATGTTGTGCTGCAGCTCGGGGATATCTCTATTTTACAGGAGGTCTAACGATGTTACAATGCTTTCCTCTCGATAATACAGGATATGAAGCGGACGCACTGGGGGCGTGGTTTGCGACCCGCACGCGCGGCGTACTCTCCGGCGACGACAACTTTGCCGTGACGGCTTCAGGGACCGGGATGTCTGTCACTTTGCACCCCGGTTACAGCTGGCTTCTGCGCAATAAGCGTTGGGGAACCGCTGTATGGGCGGAAGAACCGGAAACTTTTACGCTGGACCCCGCAGACGGGACGCTGTCACGCATCGACGTTGTCGTCCTTCGTCTGGACAAGGACAACAACGCCCCGCAGACACTCCTGCGCAAGGGGGCGTTTTCCAATGCCCCCACATTCACAGCGCCCGTGCGGGACACACATGCTGATGAGATCTACGTGGCGTCTATCCTTGTACAGCCCGGCGCGGTGAAGCTCCTGCAGGCTGACATTACGGACCTGCGCATGGATGAGAACGTCTGCGGCGTTATGCGCGACGGGATCACGGGTATCCCCACTGCGCAGCTGCAGGAGCAGGCGCAGCAACTCATCGAGCAGCTGCGCACGGAACTTCAGGGCGTCAAGGACCAGACGGGCCTTATGCTCAAAAGTGTCTATGACGCCGACAATGACGGCGAAGTGGATATGCACGGAGAAACATTTTAGCGAGGTGAGCCTATGCCGGTCCAGATATCTGTGAATGGGTACCGGGTCTCTCCGGCTCGCGTCACGCTTGGCACGGCTGGAAGTGTCACGAATGAAACGCTTGTGTTTTCGTTTTCCTCTGAATGGGATGGGCTGCTCAAGCGCATCACCTTTCGATCTTGCGGTCATGAGAATGCCGTCCCGTTCTTCATTCCTGACGATGGCGTTCTGCCTGTTCCGCCCCAAGCCCTGGCCGAATCCGGGTATCATCCGGCGGTGATCGACGGCGTGGGAGCGGATGGAACGGTCCTCTATACGGTCGAGATCGGATTTGAGGTCCTGTACCATCCGGATGCGGGGACACAGCCACCGCCCGGATATACCCCGGATGAATACCAGCAGTTTATACAGCTTGTTCAGAATGACCGTCTCCTGGCACAGGACGCAGCGCAGGATGCACGGGACGCTGCGAACACTTATCCTCACATCCAATCAGGCACCTGGTGGGTCTACGATCCGGACCTTGGCGAGTACGTGGATACCGGCGTGCCCTCTACAGGCACCGAACCGGTCCTCGAAGAGGCGACTAACGAAGACATTGACAACATTTTTAAGGATCTCGGGGTACAGAAAAGGAGATTTTGATTATGGCTACAAAATGGGTATCTCTTGATAAGCTGCGTTATGCGATCAGCAAAATACACACGCTGCTGCAAGGGAAAGTTGACAAAGTGGACGGCAAGGGCCTTTCCGCCAATGACCTGACTGCC